TTCGATGGCCGGCTCGCCCGGTTCGTCGCCCTCGTCATCCTCATCTTCGCTGACATCGAGATCGTTGTCGTCCCCGTCGTCGCTCTGATCTTCGTCCGCTTCGGCATCGTCACCGTCTCCGGCGTCCTGCCCCCGCGCTTCTACCCGGCGGATGTTGTCATCATCGCCCAGGTTCAAATCACCAATTGCTGCGGCTGCACTGTCCATGTCATCGACAAATGCGGCTTCCGTTTCAGGATGGGCCACGTCGGTTAACTCCCATACGCGCAATTACCGGATATTGGCAATCTTCTGCGTATGGCGGGTATCATTACCATAAATTTTGCCAGTTTCAATAACAGTCTGGAATTTACGCTCAATCTCGCGTGCGATCTTGTCCGCCATGGCAAGCGCCTTCAGACTATCGGTGTCACCGGGCTTCACATCGCCCACCTTCTCGAAATAATCACGGCGCAATGCGGTGAACATGTCGCGTAGGCCGTCTTCTTCGTAAAAGAAAGCCTCATACCGCTGGCCACGCGCAACCTTGTCCGTGCCGTTGGCGATGCGCTGCTCTGCCACCAGTGCAATATTGAAGCGGTGGCAGAGGTAGGTGACGAGCCATGCGGCGATGCGACGGATCATGCGTCTTCTTTTTCGCCATCATGGATGTATTCAAAAAATTTCTGAGCATAATCAACAATCTGACCTGCGTCAGGAGCCACTTTTGCCGCCAATTCCAGAGCCCAGCAACGATATTCTTGATCGGTCATAATTATCTCCTATTATTGGTCTAGTTGACCACCCTGCCTATTAACACCAATATTTTCTTCGCTTTGATTAGCGCCAACTTGTGCAGCATACTGCTTCACCTCCGCCTCACGGTCAATGCGGTAAATAGCAATATCCGCCTCAGCAGACGCCTTGTCACGTGCCAGCGTGGCTTCCAGCGCCGCTTTCTCCCGCTGCTGCTCCATTTCAAGCGCATGACGTTCCCGCTGCGCCTGGATATCCGCGGCGTCTTTCTGCTGCTGCAATATCAGCGTGGCTTCCGCCTTCTCGCGATCAAGCTGCATCTGGGCCTGCGCCTTCTGCTGCTCGAATTCCATCTTGGCCTGTTCGCGCTGCTGCTCAGCCTGCATCGCCATCGCCTCGGGATCGGGCTGCTCCTGCTCCTGCACGGGCTGGCCATCAGGACCGATCTCGGGCGGCGCGTCCGGATCCTGCCAAAAATCGGACCCTTGACCGATACCCAGATCCCGCACTAGCCCGTCCATCGCGTGGAATAGCTGCTTGGGCTTCACCAACCCATTCTGAAAGCCATCGGCAAGGAACGGCGCCAAGGCCATGCGCGCCTGCACGCGCTTGTCCTTGCTACCCGTACCAAGGCCGACACGGATGGCCAAATTGACATCCTCCGGCCACTTCGACGGATCAACCAGCTTGTATTGCCCGTCCACCTTGATCTTGAACGGATCACCCTCGCGGCGGCGCAAACGGTACGACTTGCCGAACAGCCGCGACAGGCCTTCCGCGAAGTTGCGCGCAATATATTCTTCCTGCTGCTGTCCCTGCGCCTGCATCATGGCGGTGCCGGTCGCCGTCTTGTTGAGCGCGTCGGCGTCAAGGCCCTGGTTCAGGCGGGTAATGCCGGTGCGCGACTCCCGCTCGCCCGTCATCCACTCCATGACGGTCAGCGACTTGCCAACGTCGAACGTGCTCTGATACGCCGTAACCGCACCAACGTCCTGCACACGAATCGGCGCACCAGCGATAGGCGACAACAGATCATCAATCGTGTTTTCGCTGGAGCCGCGTTCCGCCACGATCGGTCGCGGCATGTTGGCGTTGTACATGCCATCGAACAACTGCCGCGCCACCGTGGAGCGGGCAAGCTGGATGTCCATAACCTTGTCTGCCAACGAATAGCCAACCAGCCGATGCGGACGCGGAAACGGGCAGAACACCACGAACGGCTGCTCATCCACCGTCTCGATAGCATGCTCGCCATCAGCCCAGCGCATCACGTCACGCTCGACACGAAACACCTTCACGCGCTCGGCGATGCCATCGCCGTCGATGTCGATGCGTGCGTATTCCTCCCAAAGCTGCACCTGCTGCAATGCAGGCGTGCTTTCCGGGTCGGGATCGTAACGATCGTCATTGCGTCCGTCAGGCAGGCGACTGTACGTCGGCAGCGCATAGACCTGCTCGCGCTCGAACCCCATGTCCACCAGCTCGGAGCGCGTTTTGATCGACACATGCGCCAGATAGTCCGCTTCGTCCTCATGGCGTGCGCGTGCGGAGTAGCGGAATTCTTCCGCCGGCACAGCCTCAGCGACGAAGCGCTTGCGCCGTGTCTCCGTCTTCAGCGACAGCGTGAACGTGCCATCGCCATTGTCCTGCTGGTCCTCGATCTCACCGTCGAAACCTTCAAGCTCCACCGGATCCGCAATGGTGACGCGCTCGCGCAACACGCGCTCTTCATCAACCATCATCGTCTTAGTGACGCCGTAACGCTCCATCAACCCGCACGTCAGCCAGTCGTGCAGCACCCGGTAGCCGTCCTGATCGCGCATGAAGCTGTAACCGATTGCCGCGGTCGCCTCATCGGCCATGGCTTCGTCGGCTTCGTCGGTAGCCTCGAACTCCACTACCCTATCGCCGCTGATGAACGTCCGCAGCACGGACGGCACCATGTAATCGATCGTCTCTTGCACATCCGGCAGGATGATCTGGCTGCGGCCCTCGACCTCGTTACCGAACGGGCGCGCCTCGTAATAATCGCGGGCGAGGTCCTGGTAACCCCGCATCCGCTCCCATTCGCTGTCCGCGGCTTCGGACTCGCGGACCAGCGCATCGACCAGCTCATCCATGTCGATGCCAGGTGCAGGCTCTTGGGGCATGTCCCAGCCGTTGAGAGTGGCGTCCTCTTGGGAGAAGGGGGCCATCAGACAATACCCCTCTTCAGCATGGCGTTCTGATTACGGCTAATCGATTTCCACCGACCCCACTGCTCATCAGACCCACCAAGCGCGTCGAAGGTATGACGGTCGCCATAGCGTGCGGCAAACTTCAGTTTTGCCTCGCGGTCATAGACATCCATCAAACAACTCCCCGGCGCAACTTGCTTAGGTCCAAAGCCCCGCTACCGGATTTCTCAGGCCGGATAGCCGCACTCTCAAAGCTCTTATACCCGTGAGAGAACTCATCGTGCAACGCGTAAGATTTGAACTGGCCAAGCTTGTCGTCCCAAGCCTTGCGGTAATTGTCCAGACAGGCGATCAACCGCGCGCATCGCGTTTCATCGATCCAGACTTTAGCGAGGAATGATCGGCTAGCGTCAATGCCGGCCTGCTCGGTGTCAATGCGCTTCAACACCTCGATCGGCTTGATGCCAGCCCGTTCAGCGTGCATGCGGCGCGTATCAGCCACCTCGGTCAACGACCGCTGGTCAGCGTCATGCGGCATGTAATGACGGCTGTAATTGTAACCCTTACGGTTCAATACGGCAGCGTAATGGTTGAACCCTTCGCCACTGTTCTCATAATAATCGATCGCGCGCCGCTCGAACCCGTGGTCCTGCCAAAACGTAATCGTCATGCTGTCGTTAAGGCCGAGATCCCACGTCGTGTAGACCGGCGCTTCCATGATCGGAATGCGGCAGATACGGCCCTCTTTGCGCATCTTGCGCATCTCAGTGCCAAAGTATGCCCCCTCAACGCTGGCCTCGAACGCTTCCTGAGGCGTCGAGGGATACTCGCGCTTCATGTCATCGCCCTGCTGCTCAGCTTTCTTGATGTACCAGGAAACCTGCTCCTGGCGTAGCTGAATACCGTGCTTGTGTGCCAAATCCTCGAAATACGCTTGCCACTCCGACGTAACCGTCACGTCCTCATGCAACTCGTATTCTGCGCTGGTCCACCACGGCGCAAAATGGAACTTGAAGTCCAGCGCGGTCAGCGGCGTGCCAGCATCGGCCTTCTGCTGCGCCTTCTGCGTCAGATCGTAAAAATGCCCAGCCTGCCCCTCAGCCGTACTCTCCACGACGATCCTCTGCCCTGCCTGCACCGTGTTAAACGCGCCAGAACGCACCTCACGGGCCTTCTCAGGGTATTTGGCGCACAGCTTGCCATACTCGCTCACATGCAGCCTCTGGAGCGTTCCTGAGCGCAGCGACGTGCCGACGCGGATGCTGGAGCCGTTGCTGAACTTCATGCTGTCCGCGGCGGCCTGCTCAGCCGACACCACGGCGCGAAACTCGACCGGCAGCTTGTCATAAGCGAACTTGATCTTGTCCGCGAAGAACGCCTTGGCATCGTTGAGATTGTGCGCGATCACGCCAGCCGCAGTATTGGGAATGAACAGACAATCATCCAGCATGTCTATCTGGATAACCGTCGTGAATCCCTTCTGCCTCGCTTTAAGCACCACATCCATACCGTGGCGCTCATCAATGAACTTGGCCTGATCTTCGTTCATGCGGAACGGCACAGTTGCACCGTTCTTGTCCTTGATGCTGTAAAAGCCGTCAGCCAAGCGATCGCGCTTAGTTGGCCAGCGCTTGGCCGCAAGGTTTAGGACTTGTGCCCCAGCCATGAGGCGGCCTCTTCGCTCATAGTGATGGTCTGCTTGACTTCAGACTTGTCTCGCCATTCGTCGGGATCTGCGTTCTTGAGTGCGAACATACGAGCCGTAACAGCCGGTCCGCTTTCCGCTCCAAGCATACCTTCTTCAAGCGCCGCAGTCCTGGCAGCTTTCCCTACGCGTACACTTTCCGAAAACTCTGGATGTGTATCAATCCACTCGTTGATTGTAGACCGGGCAACGAGAATGCGACCAGCGAAAGCCGTAAGGGACAAGCCCTGCTGCATAGTCTCAATCACCTGCTCACAATAAGCCGGATCGTACTTGGTAGGGCGCCCCATGGTCATCGTCCAAACATAGCCCTAATCAGCACCCGTGCCAAGTCCCTGCCGCGCTCTAATACAAGTTCGGCATTCTCGCTTGCCGCTCGCCCGCTGATAAAGGTTGTCGCCTGTCAGTGCATGACCGTGCTTGCAATGGGTTTTACGGCTGTTGCGATGCTTGCCGTCACGAGCTTTGAAGCTGGCAGGCTTTGAAACTGCCTCCTCATCCGACCACCCCAGCACAGCTATCCTAGTTAGCACCAGCTTTTGAGTGAGTCCTGCCGCTCTAGCGGCATCAGCCAAAGCGACCTTCTCGCCGTTGATGGTAAGAAAGCGCGTATTTGACCTGTTATTTGCCTGCTGCTGCAATGTGGCCCATCGGCAATTGCTAGGCTCATAATTGCCTGTCCCGTCTATGCGGTCCAGCGTCATGCCTTCTGGCTTTTCGCCAACATCAGCTACGAAATTGACGTACTTATGCCAACGGTCGCAGACCTTGATGCCTTTGTGCCCATATTTTGAATAACCATAGTGGCCCGGCTTATGGCATCGGCCGATCATCAAACGCCATTGCTGATAGAGCGGCCGATTTGATTTACTTATATTTTTGTCCCGCTGACATTCGATACACGTTCTGTTCGACGTAAAGCGTTCCGCAATATGCCCATTATGACAGGGCTTGCCGGTAAAATATCTATCGCTGGTCATGCCTCGCTATATGCCAACTACAGACTTCCGACAAGCCCAGTCCTATCTAACCCTCCCCCCGCTCAAGGGCGCGGCCGCGTTTGATGGCGGCGAGCACGGTGGCATGCAGATCGTCTGCCTCATGATCATAGATCACGGAAGCAGCTTCGGCCTCATCCGCATCCACCGGCTCGGGCAGCAGGGCAAGGCATTGGTCCGCCTCGTCGGAGAACGGACCCTGCCGCGCTGAAACGAACTGGAGAACGTCGCGGAGCATGGATGATTGGTCATCCGTCAGTGCCACCGAGCTCTTTGCATTTTCTGCAAATTGCTCAGGTGCAACGTTTACAGTTTCTGTAACGGTTGCCCGATCCGACAGGGCTTCACGTAGGATGGCCCACGGATCACCACAGTCGTACGCAATGACCTGCCGATAGGTCAGGCCCGACAGCCCGACATACTCGTTGCGAACGACCGGAGTGCATT